GGAGGTGTGACATATGTCCTACGTTGACGTTGCGTACGCCGACGAGTATGTTGCAACACACTTCCTATCGTCCGACGAACTCCGAAAGGGGTGGGAGGCACTCGATAATAATGATAAGGAGGTTCTGTTGCAACGTTCCTTCGAGGCTATTGAGTGCCTCCCCTTTGTGGGACGCAAAACCGACCCAGATCAGCCTAATGCTTTTCCCAGATGTCCTTTTGAGGAAGTTCCCGAGGCAGTAAAACATGCCCAAGTAGAAAACGCGATTACTCTTTCCGATAGCTCCGCATCAGAGGATGCTGCTTTCTACGAGAAACTTTGGCAGTATGGTGTAGAGTCTTATAGCATTGGCAACTTATCCGAGAGGACAAGTTCTGGTGCTTGGGGAAGAAATGTTGCGGCTTCTTCTGGGGTTATGTCTGCTAAAGCTACTAATCTTCTGAAACCTTTTCTTAGTGGCAGTTATAACATTAGGGGGTTTAGGCCATGAGTAGAATGACTAAATTCCTTAAGCAAACCTGTCTTTTTGAAGAGGCGGAAAGAGGAGCCTCTGGGCAACCTATCATGAATAAGTACGGAGAACCTTCATATAAGTCTCCTATTACTTTGAAGTGTAGGCAGGAAAGGTCTACGAAAGATGTATTAACAACTAATGGCGCAGTAATACGTAGTGAAACTATTTACTATACGGATGAACTTCAACTTATTCGTACTGACGATAAGCTCGACGGTAAGGTTGTGGTCGCGGTATCTGAGTATACTAACGAGCACGGTAAGGTAGAAGGGTATGAAAGCCATGCCTAGTGCTACTTCTCTAAAAAGTATTCAAGATGCTAAGAAAAGACTTACCAAGTTCTTGAAAACACTTGAAACTGTTCCTACTGACGAGCTTGAGCGTACTGCAGAGCGTATTTACTCTGAAGCTGTTGCCCAGGTACCTTACAGCACAGGTAAATTGGAATCTTCGATATACGTGAACGTATCACGAAGTAAAGCCAAACCTGGTTTGATCGCAGGAGCTTCTGCAAGAGAGCATGGATATAATTACGCAGCAATTCAACACGAAAATGAGAACTATGAGCATCCTATAAAAGGTAAAGCACACTACATTAGCGATCCTTTCAAAAAAGAAATTGCTTTAATGCATCGAAGGATAAGGAGGAGATTACGTGGTAGCTGAGAAGATTTACGATTTGTTGCCCAGTACTCTCCCTAAGTTCATCGGAGATCTGCCTAGCGCGCCTAATACTACAGTGGCTATTATGGAATACAGCAGCGGCGTAGGTACGGAGTTTTTCGGCAACGATGCCTCGCTGTATCAGCCGGTAGTTAAAATCGTAGTGCGTACAGATTCTTATTCCGAAGGGAGTTCCTGGGTAGAAGAAATCAAAGAAAAACTGCACAGATACCACGATGATTTCTTTATGAGTATCCTAGTAGTTGGTACACCTATTTATCTCGGAAGAGATGAAATGAAACTTCACGAGTTTCAAGTAACTTTCAAAATTCAAATAAAGGAGTGATTTAAATGGCTGCTGAAAAGCCCTTTACCGGTCTTACTGCTAAAGTTAAGATTGGCACAGGTCAGGATGCTAAGGTTTTGGCATATATTTCCGGCTGCGATCTGACCCTGGAAAAGGAAGTCATCGAGATTCTGCAGTTCGGGGCAACCTTTAAGGAAAAGGTTCCTGCCATTAAAGACTGGTCTCTGTCTATGGATGGCACGGTTGCTCTGGCTACCGGAGGTACCCAGAAAGAGCTGTACGACGCGTTTGAGAGCGGCAATGCTCTGACTATCGGTATTTATCTGGATGACACTACCTACTTCGAAGGTACCGGCTATGTCACGAGTTTCAACATTAGCGCCGCTCCCGATGACAAGATCTCTCTGACGTCTGAGATTGCTGGCTCTGGTGCAACTACCCTGACGGTTCCCTCAGGAGCCTAATCTTATATAGGGAGGTCCTAAGCGACCTCCCTATTTCGCACTATATAAAAATAATTAGGAGGAAATAAAATGCTTACTGTTAAATTTAAGGGTAACGAATATCCTTTGGCAACTACTCTGCGCGTTGCGTATCGTATTCAGGGACAGCATAATCATAAACCCTACACGGAGATTTTCAAGAGTGTCGGTGATATGACCCTGGAAGATCAGGTAGGTATTATCTACGAAGCGTTCTTGTGTGGTTCTCGCTACGACCTGAACATTCAGGCTATCAAGCGTAGCGATTTCCTGGAAGATTATCTGGACAATTATACTCTGACTGAGATGATGTCTCAGCTTCAGGAAATCATCCAGGGTATCGTGGGTACCGATGCTACTGAGAACACGAACGAGAATACAGATAAAGAACAGGGAAACTAAATGACCAGACCTGGTGGGATCTATTTCGGATAGGAAGTAGATGTGGTCTGAAACCTGATGAAGTTTTAGACATGAACCTTGAGCTATTGGGTGCAGTAGTTCAAGGTTATACCGATAGAGTTCAGGACCAAGAACTCCTAGCGGTACAATCAGGCTACTGGTCAGGATATTGGTCAAACAGCAAACATCCTAAATCCTTGAAACAGGTTGTAGACCTGATTACAAGGAATCGTAAACCACAACATCAGCAACATTCTAATGATGTGGACGTTGAAACCTTCTTAGAGATGGAAAGAAAATTCAACGAGAGGAGAGATAGTCTTGCCTGATAACGAAAAAATCCAGTACTCGTATGACCTTGATATCTCGAGTCTCCAAAAGGGTACTGAAAAAGCCATTAAGCTTTTGCAGTCCCAAATCGATTCTCTTACAGGTGTAACTAGACAAACGAAGAGTGCAGCTTCCTCTGCTAAGGTGTTTGAGAAGGCTTGGCTAAAAGCTTCCAACAAGGTTGCTGGAACCCAAGATAAAATCAACAAAGCAATGGAATCTGCTCAGCGTGCGGCAGATAAGTATTTAGCCAGGGAGGCTTCTCAAAAATCACCTAAGTACGTACCTACTAACATCCAAAAGCAGATCGAGGATCTCGTAGGTGTGAGTACTAAGGCTAAGAGCGCGGAGGCTTCTGCTAAAGCTTTCGAAAAGGCCTGGTTAAATGCTTCTGACAAAGTGTCCCAAAAAAACTCTAAAACTACGAAAAGTGTGGAGCAGGTTGCGCAGGCCGTTGATTCTGGGGCAACCTACGCGCAAAAAGCGTTCGCGCGCCTTTCTCAGGTCGTGGGCAACCTAAAGGCACCTCTGCAGCAAGCTTTCGAGCCTATTACTACAAAGCTTGGTGTTATGGCCAATATGATTGACCCCAATATTTCTTCTAAGGTTCAGAGTTTTAGGGATAAAGCGAAAAACGCCTTTGAGAATGTAAGTGGAGTACTCAGACAGGTCTCGAGTGCTTTTCGTCGGACAAGTAATAGTGCCGACGATAACGCTTCGAGCGCCTCGAAAGTTGCGACTCGTATGGAGCGCTTTAATAGTGCCTGTACGAAGACATTCAACAATCTGAATAAACTCAATTTTGGTGTTCAGAATGCTTCGAAGTTTTTCGATAAATGCTCCACCAAGCTGCGCAACTTTACTAGCGCACTTAATGGCGCAAGTAAATCCACTAATGTTCTGCGTACCGCGATTAGGGTTCTAACTGCGGAACGTATTGCTGAATACCTGAAGAATGGTATTAAGCAGAGTATTTCGTACGTAGAAAACTTGAACTTGTTTACCGTTGCAATGGGTAAATCTATTGACAAGGGTAACGAGTTTGTAGATATCATGCAAGAGCTGTATGGTATGGACCCCAGCAACATTATGCGCTATGCTGGTAATTTCTACCAGCTCGCTACCGCAATTGAGATGCCTGATGAAGCGGCCGCTCAGTTGTCTTTAACAATGACAAAGGCAGTTAACGATATTTCTTCTCTGTTCAACGTGGATATCGAAACTGTTTTTGAAAATATGTCTTCGGGTCTTCAGGGTATGTCTCGTGCTGTACGTAAGTATGGTATGGACATACGTACTACGACCTTGCAGACAGAAGCGTTGGCGTTGGGTATAACTGACCAAGTGGAAAGTATGTCTGAGGCCAACCGTATCGGTCTTCGTTTCATTGCAATGATGAAACAGGCTTCTAATGCAACCGGAGACTTTGCGGCTAATATTGAAACACCTGCAAACCAGATGAGAATCTTCAAAGAGCAGATTACTCAGCTGGGGCGAGCTATTGGTGATTTCTTTATAGCTCCTTTAAGAAATGCCCTCCAGTATATCAATGGATTTATCATGGCGATTCGATCCGTCCTGGTATTTATCAGGAAGTTGCTGGGTATTGAGGTAGATTTTCAGACGAGAACAGGTGGTCTCAGTGATGATCTGGATAGTACCTCTTCGGGTATTTCAGGTATTGGAGATGCCGCTTCTGATACTACCAAAAAACTTAAGGGCATGCTTGCTCCCTTCGATGAACTTAATGTTTTGACTAGGGATACAGCTTCTGCTTCTTCTGGTGGTATAGGTATAGGCAGCGATATTATGGATCCTCGAATTGCTAAAGCAATTCAGGATATGGAATATAAATTCGAAGACATCGAGATGAAAGCAAATAAGGTGAGAAATGCTCTTCTCGAATTCTTCGGCTTTAAGGTAGACTCCGGGGAGATTCTTGATTGGGATCCTTCACAGTTTGAAGATAATCTTATCAATAAATTTCCCCAGTGGACTAAAACCATCCAGGCTACTTTCGATAACTGGACTACAATTACCGAAAGTTTTAAGAGTGTGTTTAGATCTCTCGGTGATGTATTTGCTGAGGCTTGGAAGAAGTACAAGGATACCTTCGCAACTATCGTCAATGACGAAGCCGTTGCGAACTTCATCGATGGTCTTACGGATAAGCTGAGCAACTTCTCCGATTGGGTGAAAGCTAATCAGGATACGTTGTCTTCTATCGCCGAGAAGATAATGTGGTTGGTAACTGCTTTCCTGGCTCTCAAGGCTGCTTCTCCTGTGCTTACTCTAATCGCTAATGGCTTTAGTTTATTGAGCAAAGGAGCGAGTATACTCTCTTCTGGAATTACAGGCGTAAGTAACGTGCTTAGCTTCTTATCTAAGGTTTTAAGCGCAGTTACGTCGCCTATAGGCTTAGTTATTGCAGCAGTAGCTTTGCTTGCTGCAACTTCTGAGGATTTCAGGAAATCTCTGGGCAATATTATCACTTCTCTGTTTACACTTCTGCAATCTCTTCTCGAACCGATTATTAAGCTGCTGGGTACTATTCTCGATAAGTTGTTGCCCCCGTTGCTGGATATCATTGGTTCTATTGGAGATGCACTCGCTCCAGTTATTGATCTGCTTGCTGAGGTAATCGAATCCTTGGCACCCATAGTAAGTGAAGTGATCGGTCTGATCACTGATGTTCTGGGCGACTTCATATCCTCTCTTCAGGGAGTGTTTGAAGGTGTCGCAACCTTCGTGCAAGGTATTGCACAGATCGTTAGAGGTGTTACCGATATAATTGCAGGCATCCTTTCGGGAGACTTCAAGCGTATTGGTAACGGACTTCTGGGTATCTTCACTGGCGTTCTAAATGCTATCTCTGGTGTAGTAGAGTCTGTAATCAATCTAGTCATTACTGCTCTGAATAGTGCTATTAGCCTTATTTGGAGATTGTTAATGGGTGGTATTAACAGTCTGCTTTCTGGTGTTGAAGATATTCTCAGTTGGGTTGGTGTAAATGTTAGCCTGCAGGTTAACTGGTCCGCTCCACAGATTCCTACAATCAGTATTCCTCGGATTAGTGCACCCGGTTTTGAGGACGGAGGCTTCCCTGAGAGAGGTACTTATTTCAGAGCCCTAGAAAATGGTTTTGGTTCTGAAATGGTGGGTACAATGGGAGGACGTACCGCTGTAGCTAATAACGACCAGATCGAGAGAGGTATTGCTCAGGCAGTTCTGGAAGCTATTATGCAGACAGGTATCCTGGGATACATTCGTTCTATCGATCAGAGTGCCCGTGAAACTGCAGATAAGGATTTCTCCTTGGGCAACCCTTCCGCAAGTGCGGGCAGATGGATTAAACAGTCTACGGACGCATACAATAAAGTTAGAGGGTGATAAATATGGCATATAATGGTTATCTTTTGAAGGTAGGAGGTACACAGTTACCTAATAAGTTCATACAGTTATCCACATACGCTATTACCCCTAATCAGCGTATGGAGTCCAGTGCTGAACGTGATACTACAGGTGAGTTGCACAGAACCACCTGTGAACACACTGCTTCGAAAATCGAATTTCAGACCCCTTATCTTAAGGGGTCTGAAATCGCGGAGCTTAATCAGCTTTTAGCAATTGCAGACAATTTACAGCGTAACGTATCCATTGAGTATTTCGATCCGGAAACACAAAGTTATAAAAACGCAGAGTGTTATATATCCGATGTGCAATATACCATATATAGTCAAATTGAAAATGATCTGCTGTATATGCCGACACGTTACGCTTTCATTGAATATTAAATGTTAAGGAGGTGTAAATATTGTATAGAGTTTCCGAAGCTTTTAAGCGTGCCGTATATTCTCGGAATACTGTGATACGGCCGTTGATTCGCTTCCTTAACGATAGTACCTTTTTTACTGGCGATGATATCCAACTTGAGGGAAGTCTTATAGTTTCAGAATATCTGAATACTGAGGAAGATCTTACAATAGGTTGTGCACCTTCTTCGCAACTTCAGGTATCTATTCTGAATCCGAAAGGATATCTGAATGATTACACTTATGGCGAGTGTAAGGTTTTCCTAGGTGCAAAAGTTGCGGAAACAGGATGGTCTAGGGGAGATAGCACTTGTACGGCTATTTTCGGATATGGTACAGATGAAGCTACGCGTTTTGACGCCTATAGTACTTTACCCTATCTGAAAACTAACGGAACAACAAGTAATGCACAACCCCCCGAGGCTCTACAGACTATCCTGATTTATGGCAATACTTTTTACGGTATTATGTCTTCTGGTGATGTCTGGACTGCTGTTTGGGATGGTACAAAACTTATTTCTGCAGAATCTGAAACTTGGGACGATCTTAAGACATTTACATGGGATCAGATATCTGAACGTCGATGGATAGAATTCGCATCTGTTGCAGAACTGAATGATTTCATGAAGTATAAGCTTAGCAGATGGAAGAACAGAGGTCTGTGGTATAACTCGGAAGTATTATACGAGTTCAAAGACAATAAAGTAGAACAATACGAGTATGTTCCTCTGGGTGTGTTTATCGTAGATACTCCTACAAAGAAAAGGACATCCACTGTTGCTCTAATTGCTCAGGATAGAATGAAGCACTTTGATCAGGATGCTACTTCCTGGTGGAATAGTCTTCAATGGCCTCTGACCGTAAAACAATTATTTACCCAGCTATGTACTCAGGTAAATGTTCCTCTGGCAACCACAGGTGATTTCATTAACAGTACTCGTAGATTTGCAGAAGCTCCGCTTGCAGCGAATAGCTTAACTTATCGGGACGTGCTTAAGTGGATTGCAGGGGGAGCTGGAAGCTACGCACGCTTTACGCGTGACGGTTATTTGGAACTCACCTGGTTTGGTACTCAGTCGATTGATATTCCTACAAATCAGTATTTTCCTGATTACGAAATATCTGAGTATGTTGTACCTAAAATCACAGGTATGCAAATACTTAATGCGAATGACGATATAGGAGTGTTTCTGGGCAACCAAGGGAACGTCTATCAAATGGTAGATAATCCCGTGTTCTATGGTGCAACCGAAGATGCCATTCGCGAAATAGGTGCCCCCGTATTCCTCAGATTGTCTTCCTTCGCAACATACGCACCGTTGCGTGCTCGTGCTGTCTGTAACTGGGCAATTCAAGCAGGAGATATTATTAAGCTGGACGGGTTGCACCTACCGATATTCAATCAGACAATTGTATATAACGGGGGTGTGCGTGTTACTTATCAAAGTACTGGTGGAGTTGCCCGTGAAGTACTGTCCACACAGGATAGGCAAGTGTATCAGCAAAAACGGGCCATCCATCAGCTTCAGGTGGATATTAAAGGTATACAATCTCACATTGAAGATAGTGATGGTAATATTGCTGACCTAAAACTTTTCGCTGAGGGTCTTACTTTAGAAGTTTCGAGTCAAGATAATAAGTCTTCTATACTTACTCTAAAATCTGGAACCACAACTTTATCCAGCGGAGAAATAGTACTTTCAGGTTTAGTATCTTTTAACGATTTGAAAACAGCAGGTAAAACTACTATCAATGGTAGTAACATTACCACAGGACAAATCAATGCGAATCTGATTACTACCGGATCACTTAGTGCTGATAGAATTAGTGGTGGAACTATCAATGCAGACTACATCAAAGTTACCAATCTTGATGCGAGTAGTATCACAAGTGGTTCTTTTGGTAGTAGTCGTATTAGTGCGGGAGCTATTACGAATTCCAAAATAGGTGATTTGGAAATCTCTGGTGGAAAAATAAGCACCAACGCCATTGTAAACCGCCATATTACCAGTGGCTCTATTTACCCTACTACCTGTAACAGCACCATCAACGGCTACTTTGCCGATATCATCTATGCAAATAAGGTATTCGCGGGTACAGCCACCGCTGATTATTTAGGCGCACGCACAGTATCTGCAACAAATATGAAATTTGCCGGACTTAAGGTTTACGTTGGAAGCGACCGCAGTCTTAAAGTCTAAATAAACAGGAGGTTTCAAATGCCTACATTTACATTAAACAACGGAAAAATATATGAATGCTCTTTCTGTGGGTTAGCTTCGGTTGGCATCCTATATGTGGATGTGCTTGGAATGTCCCTAAAAGAAGCCTTGGAAACGTTTAGTGATTCAAATAACACTAAGAGTATGGTGTACCGTGGAGGGGAAGAACGTGTTACTTACGAGGGATACACCATTATTATAGGCGTGGAATATGCTTATAACGACACCTCAGCCGTACGTATCTCTTTGCGTAGACCTTATGTAGGAGAGGAGGTATAAATATGATTGAGACTTTGGACAAGGTAATTCAGCTTCTCAATATGCTGGATGTTAAAGGCTATGACAATTGTGCTATTGTCGTAGCTTGCATCAACGAAATCAACTCTGTTAAAAAGGAGGTCGATTCTATTGGCAACACAAACAAATAATTTGGGTTTGACAAAACCTGCAGGATCGGATTACGTACAAGTTAATGATTTTAATGTTAACAGTGACGTACTCGATGCAGCAATAGGTAAACTGTCGGAATTACGTACCCAAGTGAAAACTTCGTTAGTTGAAGCTATTAACGAGGCTATGATTTCAGGTGGTACAGATAGTCCTTATATAAACAAAGATAACGGTCATTGGATGCAGTGGAATAATACTCTGCTGAAATTTGAAGATACAGGGGTAGTTGCCCAAGGGAGCATGTGGTACAATGGAACCTCTATTACGGGTACCTCCGCAACTGCCTCAGTGTTTCCAACCGGGATTACTCTTGCACATGTTGGTGACCTTTATCTTAATACAAATACTTCTTTGGTATACTGGTGCGCTAAAGAAGGTAACGCGTCTGTTGCGACATGGAGATATTTGTGTAGTATTAAAGGTGCACAGGGTATACAAGGGAATACTGGACCTACAGGTACTACTTTTACGCCCGCAGTAAATTCGCAAGGAATTATTAGCTGGTCAAATGATGGTAACAAACTTAATCCCCCTTCAGTAAGTATTAAGGGTCCTAAAGGAGACCCAGGTACAGGACTTGATATTCGAGGGACGTACGCAACTTTAGCAGAGCTTCAAGCTGCCGTGCAGTCTCCTCAGCAAGGATGGATGTATAACGTAGGTACACAAGCGCCCTATAGAGTATACATGTATGATAGTTCTAACGGATGGCTTGACCAGGGACAACTTCAGGGACCTACAGGTTCTACAGGTAAAAGTGCATACAACGCAGCGGTTGAAGGTGGCTATCAGGGCAACGAAGATACTTTCAATGCTCAGATGGCCGGAATGCCTACGCATATTGCAGACACAAATAACCCGCACAGTGTTACCAAAAGCCAGTTGGGATTAGGAGACGTAGACAATACAAGCGACCTTGAAAAGCCCATTTCTAAGGACACACAAACGGCCCTGAATACCAAGGTTAGCATGGTCATCGCCGAGATCCCCAAGGGCCGTATGCGCGGAGACGTAGATGGGGATGGGAAAATTACTGAGAACGATGCTATCCTTGTGAATGGACAAGCAACCAGTGCTATAACACTAACGGGTGCTGATTTATGGTGTGCAGATATCAATGGGGATGGCTTGGTTAGATCGGCAGACGTAACACTTATAAATCGATACCTTATGAGCTATCCCACTGCTCTTACGGTAACCCCTACATTTGCTGATTACTACAACAACTGGACTTATCACAAGGTGGACGACACATCGGGCTACTGGACGACAGAACTTTCCATTCCCGCCATCACGACGGAGATGGAGGGGAACATCATCTGGAGCGGAGCTGGATTTACCGGAACTTTTATCAAAGCCGAGGCCTTTTCCGGTGGTGTACGCATCTACGCCAACTATCCTCCTATCGAGGCACTGCCCTGTGCGGTCAGCTATCATACAGGAACTGGCGGCCAATTCATTATCACAAATACCGGCGTTTCGGAGACTGGTGCCAAATATGTGAAAGTAAGTCTAACAGCATCCGGATGGAGTGAAGAGAAAAAGCAGATTATCTCTATCCCCGGTCTGAAGAGAGATGTCCTGAAGCAACTTATTATTCCAACGCAACCCTCGGAGGATATTGAGAAATATTATAGCGCCGGCATAAGGATTTCAGCGAGAGGCGATAATACATTAACATTTTCGTGTGACACTATTCCAACCGAATCTATAACAGTTGCTCTCGTAATTATCCCAATTGTCGGGAGATTTGAAGGATGAGAGAGCGGTGTACGGGGAGTAAAAAAATAAGCTGAGAGGAGAATGCGGCGAATGGAACCGTGGATGCAGGAAGTGCTTTTGCCTATCGTGTTTGCTGTACTGGCAAGTAATGGGCTGTGGGCACTGATAGGGAAGCGGCGGGATAAGAACGATGTGGAGCGAAAGATGCTGGTAGGGCTGGCGCATGACCGCTGCGGAGTACGAGCAAATCACAGGTGGACGCGGTTGGAAAAACAGCAGGCGATGTTGAGCTTGACCTTGTACTCGGGCTTGTCGGCGCGGTCACGTCCGCGGCGCTCGGCCTCCCAGCAGACGGGC